CGGGTTTCTTTACACTCAAACATGGCTAAAACAGGGTAAAATGGCATAAGTATATAATAACACAGCAAATCAAGTATTGTAAGGAAATCCGACAAAGTAAAGTTTATTTGACTAAATGTAAAATGTGCTTGACTAGTACGTGCGTTCTATGGTAGAAGATAAGTAATGAACAGCAGAAAAGAAAAACATTACGAATTGGCTTTGTTGCACTTAGAGCAGGCCATGTGCGCCGGATTTAAATCTTACGATACATATCAGGCATGGAAAACAGAGACCACTATTTGTTCATCCACTAAAGACTGGGCTGAAATCATGGAGCTAAGGGAGCAAGGTTATATAGATTGAATTGTCCAGAATGCCATAATTACAATAAAGGATCGGGAAACAAGGCATGTTTACGCTGCCAGCAATACAAAACAATAATGCTGGAATCATGCAAGCGTAATACAATAAAATTTGAAATCATCCCAGATTGCATTCTGGAAAACATCGCAGAAAGCAAAGAAAGCGAAAACGTAATAGATGCGATCCGGCAGCTGCCAATGGAACAGTCAACTATAATGATGCAACGATTTGTATTAAATTACACAGTCAAAGAGATAGCAGAATCACTCAAAATATCCAGACAAGCGGTTGACAAAAAAATAAAATCTTCCATTGAAATCATTAGAGAATATCTGATCTGAGGTTGCACCCACTGTTATATATAATAATAAAGAAACAATACCGCCACGGCCCCTAGCTCAGGAGCGCAAGCGACGGGAGCAATAAGCGAGCTAGCGAGCAGATAACAGGAGTAGAGCAGTAACATGATTATAGCGCGGTGAGCATTGGATGCCGAAAGGTCTCATAAACCATTCTCAGCCAGTTCGATTCTGGCCGCCGCAACCAACAAACCACAAACCTGCCGACGCTGAATGATCCAAGATCAAACACCGGCAGCCAAGCCAGAACAGCCTGGCTCACAAATAACCGGGAACGGATGAGATATGACAGCCGAAACAGCAATAGACGATACAGCAATCCTAGCACTGCATGAGGCAGGCAAAAGCACAAGAGATATAGCAGCTATCGCAGGACACGCACCCGGTCTGCTGACTGGATTGTCCAAAACTACAATAGCCAAACGTCTCAAACACCTAAATCCCCGCAAAACCACAGAGATATTCAGAGAGATAAAGGCAGATGTACTGGCGGAAAAACAAAGGAAACTCTTGATGTCAGCGGACAAGCTGTCACCAAAAGAACAACGTGATATAGCCGTAGCATTCGGTTGCTATCACGATAAAGAGCAACAATTACGAGGCAATAGCCCCGAAGGAAAGCCGATGGTAATAATCAATCGGATAAGCATAACAAGGGATGATGCTAGTACTAATACTAGTACTAATACTAGTACTAATACTAGTACTAATACAGTGATAGATGTCAGTAATGACTGACCAGTCATCTGTTGATAACCCTGTTGATAACTGGTATATGTATAATATCAATAGGTTAGAGGGACGCTGAGTTTACATAATATTTTTATATCAGACGTTGAAATGACGGTATACACAGGCAAGGCAGGAGATAAGCTAACAAGATCAAGTAATTGCGTTTTACTGCCTAATAAATAGGCAAAAGAACCATGTATCATAATGTAATATACTAGTATTAATAAGTATATATCACACAGCAGATGAGATTGCAACTGGTTAAAAATGGGAGGGTAGAGTGAGAGCAACTAATATCCTGTTCAGCAAACACCTAATAGACGGGAAGGCCACCCCTACCCCCCACCCCCCCCACGGTAACATCGTCGCCATACCCACCACCATACTTTGTCAAACAAAGGGCGGTCTTAACAATAGGTTGCCACGATGACTAGACAAGATTTCGTAACGACATACATCTTAAACAGATCGCAGATACTTGGTGATCTTCAGAACATTGAGTTGATTGAACAGGACTCTCTTCATGCTTGGGGATTCGTAGAGCAGTGTTCTGAGGGAAAGGCAGAGGATGATTCGGAGTAGGGTTGCTAACAAGAAGAGCAGGGCGAATTGGGATGTCATATTTAAGCCGGGTGATGCTCAGAAGGCGTTGATTGAGGCATTGCAGAAAGACCCGAAGGTAAGGATACGGGTGAAGTGATGTTGAGTGGTAACGACTTTGCCGTGTTTGACGAGAAGGATTGTAATTTGGTGTTTCGGGTGTTCAAGGAAGAGTTGTTTAAGGATAATCCAGACACTGAGATATTGGAATTGGTGAACAAGTTGCGGGTATTGCCATTTGTAAGGTTTGAGAAATGAAACCTCCGCGCCAGTTGGATTTTGACAAGGACATTGCGAAGTTTACCGAGCGTCAGATGGAGGCGTGTGCGGCGATTGATGCCGGGATATACAAGTTCATTTTGTACGGTGGCGCTTTGGGTGGCGGGAAGTCGTATTGGTTAAGGTGGACGTTGGTACGGCTTCTGATGATGTGGTTTTTCGATAAGGGGTTGACGAAAGTAAAGGTCATGTTGGCTTGTGAGGATTACCCGCAGTTGAAAGACCGGCAGATTGAGAAGATAGATGTTGAGTTCCCGTCGTGGTTGGGCAGGTCGTATTCGGATCATAAGATTTACGGACGGTGTTTTATCATGGACGCTGCTTATGGGAGCGGGGCGATTTGTTTCAGGAACCTTGACGACCCAAGCAAGTATCAGTCTAGTGAGTGGGCGTGTGCGGCAATAGATGAATTGACGAAGAATGATTATAACACGTTTACGGAAGTCAGAAAAAGATTGCGGTGGCCCGGATTATCGGACGACGATTGCTTGTTACTGGGTGCGACGAACCCCGGAGGCATTGGTCACGGTTACTGTAAGGCGTTGTGGGTGGATCGGATATACCCCGAAGAGTTTGTATCACCCTACGATTACAGCAAGAAGTTTTGTTACATACCGGCTAAAGCGGATGACAACCCGCATTTGGATGAAGGTTATTGGAGGATGTTGCATACGTTACCTGCGCATCAACGGGCGGCTTTTCGGGACGGGTCTTGGGATATGTTTATCGGGCAGGCTTTGCAGGAGTGGTCTAGGATTCATCATGTAGTAAAGCCCATTCCCGTTCCTCCTAATGCGCCCTTGTTTATGACGTTCGATTGGGGTTTCGGAGCGCCGTTTTCTATTGGCTGGTGGTGGTTGGATTCTGATGGAAGGTTTTACAGATTCGCAGAATGGTACGGCTGGAACGGAACCCCTAATGTTGGTTTGCGATTGGCTGATTCGGAGATAGCGCAGGGGATTATTAAGAGAGAGCAGGCAATGAGGCTGAACTTGGAGAGGGATGGGGTTATTAATCCGCAGATTGTGCGATTGTGCGACCCTACCTGTTTCAATAAGAAGCCTGATTATAAGGGCGGTGGTCAAGGGACATCCACGGCTGAAGAGTTTAGGAAGATGGGATTAGTTTTACGTCCGGGTGATCCAAGCCGGAGTTTGAAGTTGAGGCAATTCCATCAGAGGTTGTTAGTTCCCACGGACGATAAGACACAACAGGTTAATGGTGTTCCGATGATGCAAGTGTACGACTCTTGTATTCACTTTATACGGACGATCCCGAACATTGTTGTCAACCCTAATAATCCAGAAGACATTGATACCGATGGAGAGGATCACTGCTATGACGAGGCGGCGCTGTTATGTATGGCTAGGCCCATGCAGTTACATGGAATGAATATGTGGAACAAGACACTCAATCAGGATTCCATTAAAAGACCTCCGCAGGATATTTCGGAAGTGGCCCATTTGGAGCTTCAGGAGATGCGGAAATCACAGGAAATGACTGAATTTGAATGGGAAAGGTATTGGTAAATGGAGTACGTTGCTATTTTTTTTATTTTTGCGGTGATTGTGGTGTTGTTGACACACATTTATCTCGTGCATCGGATTATTTCAAAGCTGCAAGAGACAAATGCCGACCTTTTGAATCGTTTAATGGCGAGAGACTACAAGGAATATGCTGTTTTTGAGCATAACAAGGAAGTTGTGAAGCAATTTAACGTGGCGGGGGAATTGAACCGGCCTGAAGTTGACGGGATTGTGGTGGATTAATGGGCATCGCGGATATTTTTTCAAAACTGACGGGTAAAAATAACGAAAAAGAACTCGTTTCCGGCATTTCACAGTTGTTTGATACGGCTCAAAACGACTACACAAGGGCCATGCAGGAAAGGATATGGTTTAGGAATGTCCTTTACTACCTTGGGGAACAGTATTTAGAGTATTCCAAGTCTCTTCAGACGTTTAGAAGAAGACTTTTACCTGATTACGTTCCCACCCCCGTTTCCAATGAAATACGAGAGTATGTCCGAACGGTAAAGTCGATGCTGCTGCAACAGAAGCATATCGTAACCGTTGCCCCTAATACTAATGAACGGGAAGACATCAAGGCCGCAGAACTTGCCCGACAGTTACTTGAGTGGATGGATTTAGCGAATGACGGTGAGTTTCAAGACGAGAAAGAGAAGGTTGCCCTTGCATTGCCGTTGTTCGGTGTTGGTTTTATGAGAGCATTCCCTTGGATGGATAACGACAGTTGGGTGTTCGATAAAGACGGGAACCTGATTACCACAGGCGAGGTTGGTTGTGAGAACATTATTCCTTTTCAGGTTTTTGTTGACCAGTTGGGAGACAGGCTAAATAAAAAAAGATGGATTGGCATTCAGTCCTTAAAATCAAAGGAGTGGGTTGAGGACACCTTCAAGGTAAAAATTACTTCGGCTGATTCCAAGTCCACTGACTATTTCCGAAGGTTGATGAAGATTGTCGGTCAGGTTTCGCCGTGGAAGGGGGCCAATATCGACACCGCTTCTTATAGCGTTGATGACGATAGCTTGGTGCTTTTCCGTGAAGTGGAACTCAAGCCGACACTGAAGCATCCCAATGGGCGCTACATCATCACCTGTGGAGATAAACACATTAAAACCTATGAGCGTTTGCCAGTTGCTACCGATCAGGGCAAATGGAACTACTCTATTACGGACTTCCACTTTGATTATATTCCGGGCTGTTTTTGGAGTGACGCTGGCGTGAATAACCTCATTTCACCGCAGAACACCATTAACGAAATAGATCAGGCTTTGGCTATCAACCGCAAGGGTGTTGCGCGACCGACATTGTTTATCCCCGGTGAAATTGCGCTCAAGAAAATTGACCATACCGGAAGTGTTGGGCCGGGAATGTTGGCGCTGTCTTATGATCCGTTGTTAAGTGGAGGGCAGAAGCCAAGCATTGAACAAGGGACTCCTTTACCTCAACAGATATTAGAAGAGAGGAATATTCAAAGAAGGACGATGCAGGATGTTTCCGGCGACCCGAAGAACATTTTAAGAGGGGAGTCACCGGGGGCAAAAGCATCAGGGATCATGGTTGATATTCTCCGCGAAACTGCTGAGAGGGGCCATTATCCAGACATTGAACGGTTTACAAGGTCAACGGCAAGAGTCAACAAAAAGAGACTGCTGCTTGCTCAGGAAATTATGACAGAAGAGCGGGTCTTGAAGATTGCCGGAAGAGGGAACAGTTGGAAAGTGAGAAGGTTCAAGGCTTCTGATTTGCGCAACAACACGGATGTTCGGATGGAATTGGATTCTGGCCTTGCCTCAACCAACGCTGGACGGATGGACTTGTTATTGAACTTTGCAGACAGGGGATTCTTTGGCGATCCGGCTCAGAACCCCGCTTTAAGGGATGAGGCCCTAAGACGGGCTGGATTGGCTGGTTTCACTTCACAAGAAGACCCTGATGCCCGAAGAGCGGATTTTGAAAACGCCAAGTTGGGTGTTGGGGATTATCGGGGGATATTCCTTGCTGCACCAAACCCGCAAACTGGCTTGATTGATCCCGATAGCGAAGTAATGGAGAATGACCCGTACTTTAAATACGACAACCACGATGCCCATTACGAAATCCACAGGAAGTTTATACTGTCCGATGAGTTTTCGGAGTTAGACCAGAAGGCGCAGATTATAGCAATCCACCACACCGATGCTCACCACAGGGAGATTATTGAAAAACAAAAGAACATGCCCCCGCCCCCGCACGATCCGAGAGAGTTTGTGCAGATGGATAAACTTTACGAGCAGATGACACGCGACGAGCAGATACATTACCTAGAAGACCAGTTGGGCATGTGGGCTGACAAGAAAAGCGACGTTGTGGGGATGGTCAAGGCTTCCGAGAAATTAGATGCGTCTATCAGGAAAGGCGAAATTAGAAAACAGGACACCGAGAAAAAAGAATCAAAGAAGGAATAGGTTATGGCTCTTTTAAGTTACGGCATTAGCCCTTTACGGGAAATTAAAAAAAATAAAGACCCAAAGCCCCCAAGCGGTTCTGCTTTTGCAGGGCAGACATACGCCAGCAAGGGCGTGACGTTAAGAGACGCGAAGTTGAAAGCAGGCAAATAAACAAACCATTCCATATTAACGAAAGTTATATGCAATGAGAAGGAGAAATGATGGAAGACGAAAAAACCGAGAAGACCGGATCGGAACCGGGAGCAAAGAATGAAGATGTAAACCCTGACGATAAAAAGGTTGACACGTCAGCAACCGACAAGGACGTAAAAGATGCGAAGCCGTCCGACGCAGAAGTTCCGTGGCATAAAGACCCACGGTTTAAACAGGACTTGGGACTCTTGAAGGCTGCAAAGGCCATTATGGATTCCAACAATCTTGAAGATATTGACGATCTTAAAGAACTGATTGAGTCCGGTCGAAAGGTTCACGGAAAGAAAATCGACTTGGATCAACTTGATGAGATCGCAAAGAAAGCTGAAACCCTTGACCGTTATCAGAAGCATTGGGAGCAGCAGGAGGAACTAAAGAAGCAAGGTACGGAAACGCCTGAGCAGACAATAGCACGGCTCAAAAAAGAACGGGACGATGTTATTGGAAAGTCGGCGCAGAAAGAGGCAACTGAAAGGGAACACCGGGATGCACAGAAAGCCGTTGTTTTCTATGAAGGTGAAGTGAAGACGCAACTTGATTCTATTGCTGAAGACCGTACCCCTATTGAACGGGAGTTTCTTGCGTGGTCATTGGGTGTAGGTAATTCCTGTAATGAGATAACCATTACAGACAAGAAGGCGATTAAAAGCGTGATTAATGATGGGCTAAAAAAATACAATAAACTTGTCGAGGCTATCAAAGCAGAAGGCATCCAAGAATACTTGAACAAAAAGCAGAGTATTCCCTCAGTCCCATCAACTGATGGTTCGGCCCCGGCTATAAACAAAGAACCCCCGAAAGGTCTAAAGAATCTCAGGAAGGTATTTCATGAGATGGCGAAAGGGGGAAACGGAGGATAAAAAATGGCTGATTATGCAACATTAACCAATTTAACAAATGCGCTGAAAACCGTATATGGTGACGGGCTTAAAAATCAGTTTGCTGATGAAAAGACTACATACAATCTTTTCCCGAAGTCAGACCGGAACCCGAAAGGCAAGGGTTATACGTTTGGTCTGAGAATTGCGCGAAACCAATCAACAGGCGGTCGTTCAGAATCGGGCAAGCTGCCTGATCCGATGACCGGAAAAAAGATCAACGGAACCATTACCCCGGCTTATTTATACGGTGCTATCCGTATTACCGGCCCCGCAATCGAGGCGGCAAAAGGCAACGAGGCGGCTTTTGTTGATGGTCTTGCAGACGAAATCGAAGACATCTATCAGAGCATCTTAGTGGACTTGAACCGTCAAATGCACTGGGATGGATTTGGTATGTTGGGACGTGCGTCTGCGGCTTCCAGTGCTGTTTCTACTGGAACCTATAACGTTACCTTTGACAACGATCTTGGCATTAAATACTTTATCGAAGGACAGTTGGTGGATTTCTATGCGTCTGCTGGTGACACGACTCCCGGTTCAACTGGTTCTGCTGTTTATGCACAGCGTGTCACCGCAGTTAACCCTTCCACGAAGGTAGTTACTTTTGAAGCCAACGCGACCACCTACGCCGCTAATCACCCCACGCTATCCACATTGACGAATGGCGTAACGGGCGACACCCCGCAGGGCGCTGTGGTGGTGAAGATGGGTACTCGCGATCTGAACCATGCCGGAACCGAAACTCCCGTAGAGCTTACAGGTCTTTACGGCATGTTTGATGATGGAACCCTTCGCACGATTTACGAGGGCATTACAGTAGCGGAGCAGCCGAAATGGGCGGCAAATATCCTTTCCAACTCAAGCGTTAATCGTGAGCTTTCCATTGACCTGATGCTTCAGGTTGTTGACGTTGTTCGTACCGCATCGGGGGCTTCTGTAAAGAAAATGCTGATGGGATTGGGTCAGAAACGTAAGTATGCGAACTTGCTTATGCCAGATGTTCGTTTCCAGCCGGGGAAACTGGTTGGTGGTTACGAAGTGTTGACCTTCTCTGGTGGTGATGGGTCGGTGGAGCTTATCGTTGACCCGTTGACTCAGCCGAACCTTATTTACGCTTATCCCGATGATGTCATTTACAAGTATGAAATGAGTCCGTTGGGTTGGGGAAATCTGGACAACTCGCAGCTTCATCAGCGTGCCGGTTACGATGAGTGGGATGCGTTTTTACGGCTTTACACTCAGTTGGGATGCGAACAGCGAAATTGCCTGTGTCTGTTGAAAGACCTCGTTGAGCCGTCGCTTTACAGTTAATTTAACCAGTATCTAGGGGGCGGGAAACCGCCCTCTAGGGACAACTATCAAAGGAGATTTAAGATGATTAAAGACAGAAATATTGCCCTTGATGCGGCAATTAATCCGATGAAACTTATTGGTGCGGGGTTTGAACCTCTTTTCGGTGACACCTACTACGTCTGCAAGTCCTCGCTGGCCTGTTATAAATGGTTAGGGCAGAGAGTACCCGGCAACAGACTATTTCGGACATTGGAGGCCGCTGATGATGCAATGGTAGATAGTACCAATGCCAGAGCATTAATTATGCCCGGTCATACCGAATCGAGCGCAACTGAGCTTTCCTTAACGACTGTCGGTGCGGAGTTTATCGGATTGGGCAGAGGCCCGTTGCGTCCGACCTTCACTACGACCGCCGCCGTCAATGCAATCAGTCTGGATGGAAATTATCAGACGCTTGCGAATGTTGGCTTTGCTATACCCGGTATCGACACCGTACCGGCTGATATTGACGTAGTGGGTGCTGGTTGCCAGATTCTTAATACCTACCATCATGGTTCAACCACTTCCAAAAACAAAGTTGACCTGATTACGCTGACCGCAACCGCACACGACACGGTGATTGACGGTATGAGGGCGTTCAACGACACGGTAGCCTTAACAGGTGGTGCAATTAAACTGGAAGGTGCTTGCGCTCGTGTCGAAATTGCCAACGCTATTATTCTGGATGCCATTGGTTACGACCTTGGCGCGATCTATGATGCCGCAACCGCTCTGAATCTGATGATTCACGACTGCACGTTTATGAACGCAAAGGCCGCCACGGTTGTTGCTGAGTTCGGTAATAACTCAACTGGTATGATGAAGAATTGCTTTATCATAGGTCGCCATACGACAATCGCCAGCAATGTTACACCCGGAACCGGAATGAACTTCTTTAATGTTCTTGCCGTAGAAGAAGCGGCTCTGAACGCTATTCCCATTCCCGTTGTTGACGCTGAAGGATAACAATTAACCCCGATGGGGAGCGGTTAAAACTCCCCGCTTTAAATATGATTAAACCTGATCGCGGTTTTATGAAATCTCTAAAACTGATGGATAAGCGGCTAAGCTGCGTATTCAGAAAAGAGCATGAACATTTTGTCATCACCTATGATCGTGGTTATGGCGAACCCGTTAATCTTCACCTTGTTAAGAGGGATGATGGCGGGTTTCGCCAGCCCGATAACAGGGACTTACAGTTTATCTCTGATGGTGACATGAACAATAGGCGGGTACAAGACAGGTTGCAAGAGGTAGCTAAGTATCTTCAGGACACAAGAGATCACGACGCACAGAAGCGCAAAGAGTTTATTCGGGATAAGACGAAGGACGATAAGATTCAGCTTATGAGTGCGTTTAATATGGCTCATGGTGCGGGTAAAAAGACACCGGCGTTTAGAAGGATTTAACATGGGATTAAGAGAAACCATCACACAGTCAGCCGATCTTGGACGTGAAACATTAAGAACGCTCAAGGCTAAGTTAATGGAAGATTTGGAGAGTCCGAAACCCGAAGACTTGGGGAGCGGTCTAGCCGCCGAGGTTGCGGAAAAAATTAAAAAGCGAAAGAAAGAGCAGGAATCGTATCTTGAATAAAGCGATTGTTACCATTGTATCCGGCGAAAAGTTTGAACAGATATGGACTCGTACCGAGCCGTTTTTTGTGAAGTATGCGGAAAAATGCGACGCTGATTTGATTGTATTGCAGGGAGCGGAGGGACAGCTACCCTCTCCACATTGGATCAAGTTTTCTGTCTATGACCTGCTAAGAAAGGAATTTGACCGGATAGCCTTTATCGACGCTGATATTCTTATCAGGGATGACACGCCTTCTCTGTTTGATGTAGTGCCGGAAGATCAGTTTGGTATTTTTAACGAGGGCCAGTTTACTAATCGTAGCATCTGCATCTACGAAATGCTGAAGGTCTATAAGGTTCAAGATTTTCGTTATGATGGACACACCTATTACAATACGGGCGTTTTTGTGTGTTCCCGCCAGCATCGGCATATCTTCAAGGTAACGGAAGAAGTCAAGCCTTTAAGAAACTCTTTCGGGGAGCAGACATTCTTGAATATGAAGATCATGCTTTCCACTTGCAAAGTGTATCCCCTGCACTACACGTTCAACCGGATGTCCATCATGGACAGACTCTTGGGAGTTTCAAGGCTTGATTCATATTTAATCCACTACGCCGGTGACGGAGATAGGCTTCTTGAGAAAATGGATAGGGATATTCAGAAGTGGAAAGAAGCGAACGGGAACTACGAATACAAGAAAAAAATATTTATTTGGGCGTTGGGAGGAATTGGCGACATTATAGCTTCTGAGCCTGTTATCCGTTACATCCGTCAAAAAGCCTAAAAAGATTCTGAAATATGGTTGATGTCACAGAGCCATGAACTGTATTCTCATATTGACGGAATCAACTTGAGCAAGGGTTATCCAGAAGGTGATTTTGACGCTGTTTTAGAAATGAACACTCATCAACTTCCGTGGATGGATTTTGGGAAGGCTATATCTTTCCAGTTTGTTCATGCTGTTGATTGGGTATCTCTATGCACATTGGGAAGAGTGCTACCGGATACAGAGAAACAAATTAGCCTTGCCTATGAAGACTCACATTTAAGTGAAGTATTGGCTGTCTGCGAAGACCCGGAGAATCTTGTGCTTGTTCATCCCGGTATCGGTTGGGAGTCCAAGACATTCCCCGTTGAATATTGGCAGAAGATCATCGACGGTCTGATTGCGTCCGGTCAGAAAGTGGGCATCATCGGAAAGCGTATGAACGATGTTCATGGAGTATTGGAAGTCGATGCTTCAAAGTGCATTGATTTCAGGGATAAGATTTCACTAAAGGCTTTGTTTGCATTGATTGATTCAGCAAAGACACTAATATCCAACGACTCCGCGCCCATACATATTGCGGGGGCTTTTGACAATAACATCGTTTTGATACCAACTTGCAAGCATCCCGACAATATCATGCCTTATAGGAATGGAAGCAAATATTACAAGGCAAAGGCTTTGTATAAGAAACTCATGGAAGAAGAAAACTCGTACTTTGGCGGCGATATAACCGATGTTTGGATTGCGAAGTATGTTCCAGACGGGCATTCGATCTTGGAGTATCTTCCCGATGTGGAAGAAGTAATTAAAACCGTAAACTCATTTGATGACCAATGTGCAAAAGCATCTTGTTCATGCAAAAATCAGGAGGCAGCATAATGATATTTTTATGGAATCCCACAAAGGAAGATTTTACATTTCAGTATGGTGGCTTGAATTACACCATTAGCGCAGATTCACGCAAGAAAGTTCTTGAGCCTATGGGCAACCATGCCCTCAATGCTCTTGGAGCGAGAGGATTAACGAGGTTGATTTTTGATGATGATGGGAAGTCGATTGACGAAGAGAAAATTAAGGCAGATTCGGTCGAACGAAACCGAGAGTTCAAGATTAGGCAGATTGTCACTTATAACGAGCGTAACGAGCGAAGAAAGGCATCAGGACAGCCCTATGACCCACCCACCCCACAGGTCAAGAAGTACGCCCTAGACCTTGGAATTACGCTTTTGCAGCCCTACGCAATGGCTGATGCGGAACGGGGGAAAATTGGCGAACTGAGCAAGGAGAACGACGATCTGAAAACGCAGATCAATAAGCAGTCGGACGACATGAAGTCGATGATGGAATCCATGAAGCAGATGCAGGAGCAAATTGCCAATGGCTTTGTCAGGCCAAAGGACGTTGCTAAAGATTCAATGGTAACGTGTTCTGTGTGTGGCGATGAAGTCCTTGCGAGTAAATACAAATCTCACATGAGCTACCGGCATAAAGAGGGGAGTTAATGGCGCAGAATCTATATCAGTACCATAATTGTTATGCAATGTTGGAGGAAATCAGGACTGAGCTAAACGAATATTCCACCGCCTATTGTCAGGGTACGGACACTTCGGGGGCGTATGATAATTCTGACATCGTAAGAAAAATCAACAGATCACAGAAGTTTCTCTTTAATATGCTTTTTTTGAGGTTTCCCGATCTGTTCCTTGCTTCTTCGGATGTTACTGGTAGTTCGGGAGTTTACACAATACCTTCTGATTTATACAGATTATCTCATATCGTAAATTCAAACGGCGATAAAATATATCCTATCAACATCAAGTCCAAGCATTTAGCCAACAATACGGGTTCTGATAATCTTTATTATCGTTCTGCGAATACGATTGTTCGGGACAGTGGGATTTCCGACGCTCTGACATTCCATTACTACAAGACGGTCAGGGATTTAACTCAGGGTATGTCGAGCGCCGGGGGATTGAAATCTTTAACCCTTGCCACGACAGCGAAACCCATTGCCGACTATTACAACAGTGTATCCCTTGAGGACGTTAGTGACGGATGGGTGGACACCATATCGGATTATTCAGCCGGAAGAGTGGCTACAATCACGACTTCAACGGGAGCGGCTTCTAAGTATTATGGCACTATTTCAGAACTACCCGATGTGTTTCATGGCTTGATTTCCAAAAGGGCAACGTTAGACCTTCAGGGTAAATTGATTTCAGCTAGACATCCTTCTGCTTCTGACGTGTCCGGTTTTCAGGAGGAATTAATAGAGACATTAAGGGCATTCACCGGGAGCAATCACGGCGATGGGTCTTTTAGTGAATTATTTTATGATTTTGAACCTTATATGTAGGTGTATATGGCAAAGAAAGAGGGCATAGCGACCACACCTTTTATCGGCGGTTTCAACTCTAATAACCATTCGGCTCTTTTGCCTCACGGTAGTTATCTGTCGTGTGTGAATATGAGACAGATGCGACCGGGATTAAAGCAACGGGCGGGTATGGTAAAGCAGCATTCAACCGCTGACAGCACAAATGGGGTCAAGACAATATTCCAGTTTTCCAAGGGGAAACGTACTGAAAGACATTGTTACGCTCAGATGTCGGATAATGATGTTCTGGAAGCTACGACTGCGCCTCCGGGTATAACAACAGGGGCTTTCGGGCCTGAAGTGTTTTCGGGTTCAAGTAATTCCATTCCCGCTTCTTGGAGCGTCCTGAATGATAAATTGATTTTCTCCAACGGTGTTGACCAGCATCAAATATGCGCTGGCACGGATGATTACATTGACAAGTTTATAGTCTATGACAGCGATACAAAACTTCCCGATATTCCAACTGTCGGGTATGACTATACCGATCAGGTAAATGATTCCACGGCTACAACCGTTGCGGTATTGGACGGCTTGGGGGCT